AGATAGGCACACCTCCCACATCAGAGGTAGTCTCTTGGTCAATGTACTTATCCACGTACTCTTTATATTCCATGACACGTAGGCTTACACCTGCTGTGCCAAGAGTGTCGTTTTTACTTATGCGGAATGTTTCATAGTCCACATTATAGATAGTGGCACCAAGAGAATAACGTGTTGTGCCAGCTACAAGAGTTTCGGTTTGTAAGCCGTGGCTAAATGACCACCCGAACTCTCGTTGAAAAATATAGTTGATGGCGTCGTTCACAGCATTTTTACACTGCGTCTGAAATCCACGAGATGATGTAAAATTAGAACTCGTCAATGCAACTTCATTGAAACGGGCCAATACTTCATTCGTGATGTCAAGGTAAGTGTACGCCATCTGAAATCCTTAAAGAGTTAGGAGGGCGACTTCTGCCGCCCCCCATATTATTTAGGCAAGAGTGTCACGGTCTACTTCATTAGCAGTCATGTCACCCGTGTCATCCACGTTCATGCAGACGGCAAACATGCGGATTACGCCGCCTGTTGTCGTACCTGTCATGGCTTGGATTTCAACGTCGATGGTGTCAGCAGTGCCACCGATAAGAACAGGAGTTTGACCTGCCTTAAATGCGTAGTCACCTACTGATGCTCCGTCAAAGTCGAAGCCATCAACAAAGTTGTCCAAGTCACCGCCAGTGATACCAAAGTCAAAATCGGTGTCGGTTGAAGTACCCGTGTGAGCGGATGTTACTTCAAAACCAGCAGCGAGAATGAGGGTATTCGCTGGGACAGTCAGGCCCGGAATTACATCGTTAGCAGCGAGGGCTGTACCCTTATCGCTTGCTGCAGTTGCAAAGTTCAGGTCTGCCTGAATCATGTATGGTTGACGCCCACGTGCGCCAACACCCCGTGCTACAGAGGTAGTATTATCACCAAGAGCCATAATTCAATCCCCCTTTAAGCCAAGCAGTATGCCGCAGTAGCGATTGCTTCAGGACGAAGAATCTTGCGACCATACAGGTGCATACCACGGACAATATCAGCGAAGCTGTCCGGGTCACGGTAGGTTTCAGTCTTGTTAATCTGCTCTGCAGTTGCAACAGCAGAAGAATGACCAGCCACGATGATACCCATGTTTGACGAGTTAACACCGCCGGTAGTTGCAGGGCCAGTACCCAGCGACGGCAGGTTGTTAGACGAGTAAACTTGGAAACCGTGGAGGTTATTGATTACAAGACCATTCTGGAGTCCAGAACCACCAAAGTCAGAGTTCAGAAGACGTGAGTCCTCATCCTTCAGAACTTCAATGAAAACCGGGTCAAGAACGAGCCAGCGTCCTTGGGTGTCAACATTCTGTTGGTCCATAAGACGTGACATACGTGCAATGATTTGCAGCGGGAATGCGTTACCGGCAGTACCGGACTTAGCAGCCGTTGCGCCACCTGCACGTGGTTCTACACCAATACAGCTATTAGCGGCACCGGCAGTGCCAGAAGTATTGGTAAAGTCAGATGCGTCCAGTGACATGGAAGCCAGCAGTTCAGCACCTACAAGGTTGGCACCATCTGAAGCAGAGGTGACGGCCTTGCCGCCGTTAACAGTTGTATTAACAGCATTAGCAGCACCATGAATGGCAGACTGCTTAAAGCCTGACAAGTAGCCAAGAACGTCTTGGTCAAACTGGTCAGCAAGGCGGTAAGCAGCACGGTCACTTGCCAGAGACTGGAAGTTTACGTGGCTGTGCGCCTCTTCAATGTCGTCAACCTTAAACGCAAAGTAGTTAGCTTTGTCGATTGTCAGGTTGAAGTCTTCGTCGTCAAGGTCTTGCGGCGTGATTGTTGTACCACGTGCATACTCCTTAACCGTAATTTCGGGTTCCTTGATAATCTTAACGGAATCACCCATTTGTGCAATTTCACCAAAGTAATCGTTATTGGTGATTGCCTCAACAATAGATGCCTTGCGGAAAGCAAGTTGCACCTGTTTGCTGTAAATGACGGGCGAAAAATTACCGTTAGGAAGATTACCATACCCGGCTGCGGTTGAAAAAGCCATGATGTTATCTCCTATTTAGGCATTTTAACAGATGCAAACTTACAAGACTAATCAGAGGCTGATTCACAATGGGTGCGTGTTCTATTCAGTTGGCCGACCGAATATTCAACGGGCCATGCTCGTCAGGTAATCCGTAAGACTGTATTGTTTGCAGATTGGTGTAAGCGGGTAGCGAACCTACTTACACCTTTGATGACTATAGTTATACTAAAAAATAACTATTTGTCAACACTTTTTTCTTTCGGCACTTCAAGAAAGTTCATGTTCATGCTGAAAGACCTACGTTCTCCCTTCGTATAGAACGGATATACGCAGTGAAACAGTTGCGAAGGAAAGACATAAAAGTCTCCAACCTGCGGTTTTACAACAAAGTTTGTACAGGTGTAGCCTGAAGCTGTACCACTAGCAAACTGAATATGCCCATTAGCAGGATGGTGGTCTTCGTAGTCTTCTTCCCATTCCTCTTCAATACCTTCCGGTAGTTTCAAGTAACCTACACATGATAGGCGAGAGCCTGTGTGTATGTGAAGAGGATTGTATTCGTTTTCAAACTGGCGTACAAACCAGCCTGAAACAATTTGTAGTCCGTAGTTATAGTTGTCAATATCAAGCGACTTTGCACCAAAAGAGTTTCGCAATTCAGTGTATGCTTGATACTGTCCAACAAACTGCCCTAAACCTTCTTGGGCAATCTTTACTATTTCTTCGTCAAACGCCAACTCTTCAGATACTTTGCCGACAAGGTTATCGGAGTAGTCTTGAAGTTTGTCAGACATCTTACTATTTAGTTTCTCTACAAGTTCCTCTGGCATACGGTAGTATCCCATCGTCGGACCAAACGGAGCAAACAGTTCCATGTCTTTTTGGGGCTTGAATATTATACTCATCGTGCTGACCCCGAAACGTCGTAGACAAATTTGCCACTACGGATAGCTTCCATAATTTCATCTGACTTAGCCTCATACTCTTGGGCTGACATTTTTTGTACATCAGACTCTTTTATGTATGTGGATGTTTCATCCTCCTGCGGCTTACTGCGACTATTTTTTGTAGAGACAGATTTGGCTGCATCTTTGTCTGATTTGGGTTTCTTTTTTCCAATACCCATATCAACTTTGTAGAGGTCAATTGCCCTAGCAGCAGAACGTGCGTCGTTGTCGTTTTCATAAAGCGCATCCTGTACCCACTTAGGTTGCGACTCTGCCCACTCGTGAAACTCATCACTATCACGGATATCATCAAAGTCTGGATGCAACCTCATCAGTTCTGCTTCAGCTTTTTCTTTAGTAGCAGACGATTGCATTTCGTCAATTGCTTTGATACGCTCCTCAAGTGCGCTAGACTGCTCACTTGCTTTTTTCATTGCAATTGTTTCAACAATGGCCGCTACATCTGGATATTCTTTGGCCCACTCTTCTATGTCTTCGTCAGACTTAGGCAGCTTCATTTCTTTTTTAGTGGCATCAGAAAGCTGACGTTTTAGTTCTGCAAGTTCTGTTTTAAACTCTTCAGCTTGTTTTTGTTGATGTCTACGAAGGTCAGAGTAACGCTTCTTAAATGTTTTTTCTTCTGCGTTTGTAGGCTCTTCTTCTTCAGGTTCAGCAGTTTCTTCTACTTCACCCTTTTGTTCTTTGAGCATCTGCTCAAGTTCTTCTTCTTCCATTTTGCGTTTTTCTTCGTTAGTATATTTACGATTTGCGAACGCAACTTTCTTTTGTGGCTGCATTTCTTCAGCCATGATTTCGGCTTCTGCCATTTACTTTTCTCCAAGTTGGGGCCAACCGTAGCCACGCCGGGGTGGGGGATTAGGTAGCCAACATATATGGGACTATTTTTTAGAAGCTAGTCCACCTCGCTTCATTTTTTTGGTCTTTTTAGATTTAGGTTTACGGGCTAATCCGCCTTCATCGAAACCTACACGACCTGACGTTTTATCTCCCAATGCTTGTGAAGAAAAATCTCTACTACTACTGCTGCTGCCTCCACGACCAGCTTCTCCAAAAGACATATTTGCATAGCTAGGAGACGGTGCAGAAAAGTCACGACTAGAACTAGATGGTGTAGCCCCACTTTCTCCGGGGTCATCTTCTTGTATTCTAAATGCTGGAGGTGTAGCCCCACTCTCTCCGGGGTCATCTTCTTGTATTCTAAATGCTGGAGATTTTGGCCTTTGACCTAACGTCGTTCCTCGACCAGTGCCGCCACGGCCACCAGCTTCAAACGGATTGATAATCTGTCCTTTTGAGTTGATGTTACCTTTAGCAATCTGTTCTTCAACGTGTTCACGATAGTTTTCAATGACCTTATCAATTTCATCGTTGTCATCACCTATACCTAATTTTTCTAGGATGCCGTCACCACGAGTCATCATATTTAGATTTTTAATAACTTCTTCTGCGTTTAAACGTGCTTTTCCTCCGCCTTTAAATTTGTCAAGAGTTTGTTGTGCGGCGTTGGAATTAGCACCCTGTTCATCAATGACAGTTTTGAGTTGATTATATTCAGTTCCATTTAGAATAAAAATATCGTCTTCGTTTTGGAACCGAACAGTTATATCTGCCCCTAAATCTTTGCCGCCAAGAGTACGACCCATTACCTGACCAATAGTGCTTTTTAAACCGCCGGGACCATCAAATGAAACGCCATAGATTGTACCGCCTACTCCAACACGTCCGCCACCGGGACCAAAACGCGCTTCTTCTTCTTTACGACGGCGTTCATCATCATCGCTAGTGTCTCTAACGCTAGTGCTTTGAGGAGACGTTGGAGTGGTTGTAACTGCTTCAGTTTGTGTTGCAGTCGGGTCTACATATTTATAACCCTCTGGTAACACTTCACCCGGCAACAATTCTCCCTTGCTGCCCTTTTTAATTTTAAGCTGAATAGTTTGACCTGATTCATTTTTAAATGTGCCAAATTCATAATCAACTTCTGGAACACCCGGACCAATAAAAGTTGTAAACGGAGCGGGTTGTTGTGCAACTGTAGGCACAGAGGCTTGTTGTGGACGTGTTGGCTGCGACATAAACTGTGCTGATGCAGCTTGAACAGGCTGTGCAGCTACGCCTGTAGTCGGTGCTGCTGCTTGCTGAAAGCCTGAGACACCAAACTGTTGCTGACCCGGTGTAGCTGGAACAAAACCACCAACATTATACTCCATATCATCTTCAATGTCAAGGTCACTTAGGTCAAAAGGAATGTCGTCAGAAATTATAGCTTCTTCACTGTTACCCATCTGGCCCATACGCTCCATCATACTAAGGCCCATTTTGGCTTCTTGACGCATCTGCATCAGCTTCTCTAGACCAATGTAACGGACTACATCTGCCGGAAATACAAACTCTCCCTCGCTAAGTTGTGCCGGAATATCGTCTCGCACTTCCTCTTGACTAGAACCAAAAGGCACGTCATTGCCGGACACAGGGTCTATTGTGCCGCCGTCTTGTTCTAGGCCGCCTTCTTCAAACATGTCCATTTGTCTATCCATAGGTACTGCTCCACCTTCTGCCATAGCAAGTCCACCACTTGCAAATGCTGTAATTTTACGATACACAGGATGTGTCTTGTCCTTCATCCTGATTGTGCCTACCTGTTCTTGCAGGTCAAGTTCACCCACAGCCGTGGGACGAAGCCGTGGCTCTGATTGACTTTTTGGGTATGTCTTTAGTTCTGCGCCTTTTGAAAAATCTGTCTCAAGCGTAAAGTAGTGTTTATTTTTATGCAAGACAGATACAAGAGTGTTCACCCCTTCAAGTTCTTCACTCTCAACATTATCCCACGACCACCCGGCTTTATTGCCCTTTTTGGTAGGCTTGACAAGATTAACAAGAATTTGTGTTTTACCTTTACCCGCGCTGCCCACCTCTGATACATCAAGGTCCGTGACATTAAATGATGCCATAGGTCTGCCACCACTAATTTCCATATCCGGTATAATTTTGATGTTGGCATTGCCTACTTTTTTACCAGTAAGGATTTCTTTCGTGATTGGATTGACATACTCACCACCGGGCTTGAAATCAAAACCTCTAGCCTCAAGACCTGCCTGATTAATGGGCATTACAGGAATGGCTTCAGATGTCTGCTCTGTAGCACTTCGACCTTTCATAAGCGCGAGTTCATCCGGCCTAGATAGATACGTACCAGTTGGAGTTAAATCTACGCCCTGACGAGAAACCTCTTCCCTAAGTTGTTCAGCAGTTTTTGTTTCTGGTATACCACTTCGTGACTGACCACCGCCCGGTGATATAGATTTATCTTCTGTAAATCTAGGTGCTACCCTAGTAATACTGGGGTCAGCCTGACTTGCAAGAAACCTAAACTGCACATTTCTTGCTGTAACCTCACCGGGGTCACGCATGTACTTTATGATAGCTTGTTGTTTTAACTCATCAAAGCGTGTTAAATCTTGAAAATCAGGCGCACGAATAGTATCTAGTATTAAGTCGAGAGGAGACTTAGTACCCTTTACTTGTGTGCGAATAGGGTCTTTAGTTAGCTTTTTAATAAAGGCTACACTAAACTTATAATCAAAATCAGAAAGAGATTTTCCAACATCTCTAACATGCTCTGGCAACGCATCTTTAAAATTTTTAACATCAGTGCTTTTAAGATTGTTAATTTTTCTTTCATCCATTTCGTCTATAATCTGGATAAATCTTTTTCTTAGTTTTGGACTATAGACATCAGACAACATTTTCATGGTGTCAATAATTTGATATTTACTTTCTCCAATTTTCTGGCCATAATATTTTTTTGTGGCTTCATTTAGGTCTGCAGCTACTTGCTTTCTTGCATCAATTAGTCTTTTATGATTTGAAGAATCATACCCCGTATCCGGCCCTAGAAAATTATTAATGTTAGAACCCCGATATGTAAAATCGTCTGCCTTTTGTACCGCATGTTCTAATTCATGCAGCGTTGAAGACATTAGGTCTTTTTTAGTTCCTGAACTTAGATATAAAATATTCTCTACATCATCATAAGCAGCGTTAGTTCCTTTAAGCTGACTCATAATAGGAACTTTTTTTACTGTTATATTTTTTAGGTAGGGTGCCTGTTCAAATAATTCTGGAAAATCTACAATGTCCCCTACAGTAATCTGCGCGTCAGGAGCAGCTTCAAATCGAAATGCACGTTTATCGTCAGGTATATTTTTTTTCTTTGAAAAATCTAATTCAGGAAAAACAGTTTTAGTTAGTTCGTCTTCTTTAAGCCTAGCATTAACTGTGG